TTTGCGGAGAAACAACGGATCTTCAGCCGCCGGATCCATGCAGCGCCTCAGGTGCCGCCGTCGACACGGGCCGTGATTGCGCTGTTGAGAGAGGCCGGATATAAGCTGGCGGTGGTGACCTCCAGTTCGGGCGCCGAGGTGCGACCCTTATTGGAAAGCAACGGAGTCTATACCCACATGGACGCCTGCGTGTACGCCGAGGACGTTCGCCACAAAAAGCCGGATCCCGAACCGTATCTGACGGCGAAGGCGCGCTTGGGGGTGCAGCGTGCGCTGGTGCTGGAGGATTCTCCAGCAGGAATGGCGAGCGCCCGCGCCGCTGGATGCGAGGTTCTGACCGTCACCGAGGTGGGCGCAGTTGGGAAATTGCTGTGCGCCGCGTTGGGTCTTTCTGGCGAGGGATGTTCGTGAGTTGACATAATATGTATTATCGGCGTTTTTGAGGCTGCGGCTTTGGGCTGAGGGCGTGGGATCCGCTCATCTCGTCACATCAAGGAGGCAGCCTTGAGCGCAGCTGTAATGCCAGCTAGCCGCGGGCCAGCGGGCAGGCCGAATGTGGGCCTGCCTGATTGGGCGGCCCGGGGGAATTGGACCCCCATGCCCAACGCTTTCTTTACCCACGTCATGCGGGCCTGCAGCCAGTTCGAGCAGGCCGTGCTCGCGCTGGTGCTGTTTCGCACCGCAGGCGATGCCCAGCGCGGCCGCCCCACATGGGTCAGACTTTCCGAAGAGCAGCTGGCCAAACACCTGGACGGGCACCCCAACGGCATCAGCCGCGCGATCGGGAACCTCGAGGAGATGGGCGCGATTGAATCGCGCCGCGTGGGCCGCGCAAAGGAGTACCGCGCGGTGGTGGAGGCGTGGGATAAGCTGGCCCCACGGACGCCACGCAAGATCGAGCCGAAGCGGTCGGTGGCCGCACTCGCAGAAGACCTGCCCGTCGCCGCCCTGCGCGAAAACGCACCCGCCGAAGTGGCGCCCGCCGCGGATCCTACTGTGTTCGTCATTCTGCCCGGCGAAAAGTCCAAGAGAGCGCTGCGGGAGGTCTGCCCCGCCGGTGATGGCTGCTGCCTGGTGCAAGCCCATGCGGCGAACAAACCGGGAACGATTCCCACACTTGAGTGTGGTGATCGTTCGCCTTCCATTCTCCCTGTGGCGAACAAACAGGGAATGATTCCCACACTGGAGTGTGGTGATCGTTCGCCAGATGTTCGCCCTGTGGACGACGGCGATGGTGTACCGGTGTTGCTGAATGGGGATTTCCAGGAGTTTTACGCGTTGATCGATGGCCTACTGAGTGCCAAGCTGGCGCAGCAGCCACCGATGGCGATCCTGGAGACGCAGTTCGCGCGGATGAAAGCGGCGGATGTGCCGCTGGATTACCTGGAGACGCGGCTGCGGCTGCGGCTGCCGAAGTTCCGCAGCTACGGGCTACTGGAACACGTGGTATCGGACTGCATCGCGGCGGTGCAGCAAGCGCGGGCCAGCGGGGAGCAGGCGCGGCAGCGCCGGGCGGAAGGTCGCGGCGGCGCGGTGGATGCGGTGGAGATCCGCAAGCAACTGCGGGCGCAGGCGGTGCAACTGCCGGCGGATCCAGCGTACAGCGAGGTGCAGGGGCTGCTGCACCAGGCGGCGGATGATGCGGAGCGGCACGCTGAGGATATCGTGCACCTGGACATGCACCTGGAGAACGTGGAAACGGCGCTGGCGAATGTCGCCGAGGAAACGCTGACGGCGAAACAACGGGCGGATGTGGAATCGGCGGTGGAGCGCGAGGTTAGACCGCACCGCGACCGGATGGCGGCTCCGCAATTCGCCGCTCTGCGTGCGCAGGTGTTCCGCGCGCAGCTATTCGCGCACCTGGGACTGCCGCGCATCCGGCTACTGTGGGCCTAGGAGGGGCATGCCGCTGGTGTTATGGGTTTGTGGTGTGGGGACCGTCACGCTGTGGGTGGTGCTGATCCGCTTGGCGTGGCAAGACATGGCTGATCGAAAAAAAGGAGGCGTGGATCCACAATGATTACGCGCGCGGGGGTGGGGAAGGTTTTGGATACGGAGGTCATGAGTGACGCGCTTCCCTGCCCCCGCTGCATCGCGCCCGTGCGACACGGGATGCTGCGCTGGCTGCGGGAACGCCGCGGGGCGCGGGAACGGCGTCAAAAACAGAGCGTGCTGGCGGGGCTGGCGCGCAAAGAAGGGAGGCAAGGCAGTGCTTCATGATGATCGGGTATTCGAACTGATGGAGGCGGCTGCGGCTGCGGGGAACGCGATCGGGTCCACCGGATCCAGCGTGTTCGATTTTTTAGCCGACGCGCAGAGCGGTGGCGTGGTGGCGTATGCCCCGCTGGTGGAACTGACGGATGAGGACGCGGATCGGCTGCTGGCCTGGATTCGTGGCTGTGCCCAGGTGGCGCATCACACGGGTGATGTGGACTGGCTGACCGGGCAGGCTGTGTTGTGGCTGTGTGAGGCGCGGGCGGCGCGTCAGCAGGGGCAGCGTGGCCAGGCTGTACTGAAGGCGCGGCTGGCGGAAAGCGCGGCGGCGCTGCTGGCGCGGGCCTTCAGTGGCATGGACTCGCGCGGTGCACTGGATGAGATCGAGAGGTGGCGGTAATGGCGCAACCCCAGCGGGCAACGCTCACGGTCCTCGGTGAGGACGGCAGCGACGATGTAGCGATCCAGGTGGACTTCGACCCACCGATGGATCGCAAGCGGGTGTCCGCCGTGGCCTACCTGGCATCGATCGCCCTGGCCGCGATGCAGGCGGAAGCGGACGGGTTCGCGGTGGACAAGGTGCGGGTGGCTGGGGGCGGAGGATGAGCCCGGTGGCGGACCTGGTGATGCGGCGCGAGCTGGAGCGGTGCGACTTGGAGCAAGCGCTGATCCAGCAACGCGCGGATGTGTTGGCGGGTACGGCACCGGCCTTCCTTGTGGCAATGGGAATCAATGATTGGGATCTGGAGCGCGCGGCGATTCTGCGCGAAGCGGATCCAGCGAGATGGCCTTATCTGTGGACCTGGAATCGTTACCTCGCCAGGTACCGCGGGTGGCCCTGCCGCGTGCGCGTTCGCGGCAGTCTAAATTCCGCGCTGGTTGTGTTTCCGGATGGCTACCAGGTGGTGACCAGCCGGAACGGCCTGCGCAAGCGAGATACCCAAACGACGGTGGGGGCGAATCATTTGGGGCGGCAGGGTGTGCCAGTCCGGGGAGCTACGGGGAATCCGGACCATGTACCCGTCCACGGGGGCGCCGGGGCAGCCTGGTGCAGGAGAGGCCAAGCGTAGCGCCGCCCTTCCCGGCGAGTGCTGGGGAGTTCGCCTGTAAGGGGCAGCCGGAGAGGTGGATCGGCTGCCCCGCTTAGTGGAAGCAGGGCCAAACGCCCTGCTTCCACGCATAACAACGAATACGAAAGGATATGCAAATGCCAGAGGCAGATGGCAAGCGAAGCGCGGCGATTGACCGCGAGATCGACGTGCTGCGGCGCTACTTCGCGCTGCGAGAAGCGGACCCGGCGCTGGCGCCGGTGTACAACCATGGGTTGCCGGAGTTCCACTATCGGTTGGACGGCAGGGTGCGGACACTGAGGCAATTGTCTTGCCGGGTACGCTATCTGGAAGCAGCAGCGGCCCGTGCGGCCCGCGTGCGGGCCTGGCTGTCTACGCCGAGGCCGCGAAAGGCGCTGGCGTGATGAACCATCCAGAATCCATCGCGTCGGCCATGCGTGGTGTGGTGGCCCGCATCGATGAGCGGATCGCGAAGTTGCTGCAGCTTCGCGAGCTACTGCAGGATGAGGCACTAGCGGCGGATCTTCCGCTGCTGTGGCCAAGCTACGGCGGCAAGATGATGATTACCGGGCTGCAGGACTCGAAGGCGCTAGCTGGGCTTGTGGGGATGGAATGGGGCAAGCCCTGGTGGGATAAGGTCAGCACTGCGATCGCGAAGGGGTACCTGGCGCGGATTGCGAACGGGCACCTGGACCTGACGGCGAAGGGCTGGGATTGGCTGAAGCTGAAGCACCCGGTGAACGTGCAGCCACCCGCGCCGCACGCCTCCGCGCTGGGAGAAAAACAGGAAGTAGTGCAGCCAGCCCCCGTTTCCGATGCGCCGCCGCCCGCGCCGCACGCGAAGGTGCGGCAGCCACTATCTGGGGTGTACGCGATCGTGGTGGCGGCTGTGCGTAGCGGCCGCACCACAGAGGAGCGGCTATGGACGCACCCGGAGCTGATTGACACGTGCCCGGGCGAGCTGGAGCGCGTGGTGCGTCTGCTGGTGCGGCAAGGCCACCTGGTGGAGAACCCGGACCGGACGCTGGGGGTGCCCGAATGAGCGGGCCGATCCTGAGCTTCGAGTGCGCGGGCCTGGCGGCGATCGTGGTGTTGCAGCGCCGACGTGGTTGCTGGGCCCTCGGGTGGGCGTGGGAATGTGACCATGACCTCGCGGGTAGCGGCTACGGACAAGAGTACGCGGACCGCGCGCAGGCTATCTGCGCCGGGGTGCGCGAGCTGCTGCGCAGCCTCGACGCGGCGGATCCGCTGAGGCGCAATCCGGCGGTAACTGGCGTGGCGCGGCAGCGGATGGATCGCATCCGGAAGTGGGCGAAGCAGTTGGCGGACCAGCACCGGCCCGTGGCTCAGGCGATGAGCTTGTTTGGGGGTGGGGCGTGACGCTGGACTTCCACTTGATGTTGTTCGCGCTGGTTCTGGCGATCAGTGCACTGACCCTCGCGATCGGGAGGCGCAGATGATTGGACTACTGTGGGACTTCGGTGTGCTGCTGGTCTACGGTTTCGCCATGATGCACCTGGGCCGGTGGTACTTCGCGCGGCGGGCCGCGGAGCGTGAGCGGCGCGCGCTGCAGCGGGCGGCGCAACGATGGGGCCAGGCGCAGGGGGTGCGGTAGGATGCCGATCCGCCCGCACCTGCGCAAGTTCTACCGGGGGGCCGCGTGGGCCGCGGTTCGGGCACGCATCCTGCAGCGCGCCGCGCACGGCTGTGAGCGGTGCGGGAAGCCGAACCACGCGGTGGTGACGGTGATGCGCGATGGGACGGGGCGCTGGTGCGGTGGGGTGAGGGATGGCTGGCGGGATGGGGAGGGGCGGCCGACGGCGCGCCCTACGCTGGTCGCACTGGCGGAGGCGCGGCAGGTGCGCGTGGTGCTGACGATCGCGCACCTGAATCACCTGGCTGGGGACGATCGGGACGAGAACCTCCAGGCACTATGCCAGCGATGCCACCTGGCCCACGATCAGCGGTGGCACCAGGCTCAGGCGCGGCGGACGCGGGCGGCGCGGGCTGGGCAGGCGTGGCTGATAGATGCGGCGCTGCCGGCGTCGGTAGAGGATGTACGGGAGGATACCGATGGGGAAGTTCTGGAGAGCACTGACAGGTTTCGTGCGGAGGCTGCTGGGTAACAGCGCTCCGATGATGGAGCACCTGGTTGACCTGGCGCTGCCGATCGTGGCGCGGCTGGCCGAGGCCACGCGCGCGGAATCGGACGATGTACTGGTGGAACTGGCCCACAGCTACCGGCACCCGGAGGTGCTAGGCCCCGGCCGTTCGCGGAACGACATCCTGCGGGCGCTGGCGGTGGCTGTGCTGCGGGACGTGTCCGGGCTGCAGTTGCGCAGCCGCTGGTTCGAGGCAGCCATCGCGTTGGCGCTGGTGCGACGCCAGGTGGAAGACGAAGGAGAACCGGGACTTGCGCCTGGCGGTAGCACGCCGCACGCTGGCTAAGCGGCGCGGATGCCGCGCAGTAGGGCGTATTCGTCCTGCAACACCTGTTCGATGGAGGCGGGGCATAGCCCGAAGCGCGCAGCCAGGTGACTGACGCTGGCGCCCTGCTGGTGCATCACCTGGATGCACTGCCCCAGGCGGTGTGGCTCGTTCGGCGCCAGGTGTGTGCCGCAGATGGGGCAGGAATCCACAACGGCAGCCGCGCCCACGAGGTGTAGTGTGTGGGCGTGGTGCGGATCGTGTTCTACTCCCAGCAGGTAATCTGGCGACACCTGGAATTGTTCACACAAGCGAAGGATGGTAGTCAGCAGCACGTCGGCGCTGAATCCGGATTCCAACGTATGCAGGGTGGATCCGGCGATGCCTGTCTCACGGGCCAGGGCGCGCAGGGACAGGTGGTGCATGCTTCGAAGGGCGATGATGCGCCGCGGAAGAATCGACTTCAGGGTGTGCTGCATGGTTGGGCTCGGAATTGGGCTGCATTGCGGGCCTTGGTGTGTTCGGTGTGGCGGTGCGCCGTTCGGCGCGGCGAAACAGACGGTAACGTCTGGAACATTTCCATGGGAATCTGTTACAGAGGTTACCCATGCGCACCAGTTTACCCGCTTCGCATCTTTCCCTCAAGACATTGGCAGTGCGACAGTTACGCGACCGCGTGGTGGCGCAGCATGCGCACGTGGTGGCGCCGATCGCGGCGGCACTGGCACGGCGGCTGCCGCCCAGCTTTGACGCTGCGGACTTGGCGGCGGTGGGCATGCTGGCTCTGGTGGAGTGCGCGCTAAAGGCAGCGGCGCTGGAGGCGGATCACCAGGCGGCGTATGTGCGCTGCCGGGTAAGGGGGGCGATGGTGGATAGTGTGAAGAGGGCGGCGTACCGGGATGGGACGCACCTCGAGTTGGTGGACGCGGCGCCGGTGGCGACGGCGGAGGCCTCGCCCGAGGACCTGGCCGCGAAGGCCCAACTGGAGGCGGTGGTGGCCGCGGCGCAGCGGGCGGTGCTGACGGAACGCCAGGCGCAGGTGCTGGCATTTCGACGGCAGGGCATGACTCAGAAACAAACAGGGGAAGCGATGGGCGGGCTGCGGCAGCCATCGGTGATGCAGCACGAACGGCGGGCGATTGAGAAGCTGCGCCAGGCGGTGGTGGCGATGCCGCGGCGCCCAGCGCTGGGCGCGCGCCTGCCACTGCGGCCGCCGCTGGCTGCCTAGTGGGCGTTAGCTATCGGCCCTGATTGGGTGGTCGATTTGCGGGTGGAAAGGCCGGGCAGGAAAAATGTGGCGCAGCCCGTTAAGGAATCGCGGCCGCGCCGGTAGACTGGTTTAACATTGAGCCCCAGAAGTGGGGCGGCGCCATCCGTGGAAAGCGCTGGACGGGCTCGAAGGCCGTCCCTAAACCGCCGCCTGGCGGCCCGGTACTTTGGTACCGGGAACCCGACTCCCGGTTACCAGTGATGCCCGAGGTGTGACGTGATGCCCAAGGGTGGCCTGGTGAAGATTGTAGACCACGCGGGGGAGACCCTGATGTGGGTACCACCGGAAAAGGCGGAAGCGCTGATTGCCGCCGGACAGGTGGAGCAGATGGGCACGCGTCGGAAGCTGCGGGCGCTGCGGGTGCGGGGCGCGGAGCCAGACATGGGAGACCGACGCTTCCAGGTGCGGCGGCCCGGGCTGGGGCCGCCCCACCGCCGTGAAACCTACGAAAACCCACGGGGTGTGTGGACCCTGGATTCCCTGCGCGGGGCCTCGCGCAAGTACTTTACCCGAGTGATGGACGACTGTAAGGCAGCCTGATGGCAGAGCTACGCCCGTGGATGGTGACGGACGAAAGACCCGGCCCGGAGGCGCTGGCGGTGACCGCTGAGCAGGCGCGGTTGCTGGCGCGCTGCTGCAGCGGGTTGACGGTGCGGCAGCGGCAATTGCTGGTGTTGCACTACCAAGACGGGCACAACTGGGCGCAGATCGCGCTGCGGTGGCAGGTGAGCGAAGCTGCCGTCTGCCAGATGCACGGGCGGCTGCTTGTGCGGCTGCGGGGCAGCTTGGCGGCGCTGCGCATCACGCGGTTGGATGAGGTGGCATAGATGGCTCAGGTACGGGCGCAGGAATTTGAGATGGTGTCGGTGGCGGAACTGACACCGCATCCGGCGAACCCGCGCAAGGGTGACGTAGGCGCGATCGCGCGCAGCGTGCAAGCAAATGGATTCTACGGGGCGGTGGTGGCGCAACGGCGCACCGGGTACATCCTGGCGGGGAACCACCGCTGGCGTGCTGCCCAGCAGGAGGGACTGCGGCTGGTGCCAGTGCTGTGGCTGGACTGCAGCGACGAGGAGGCGCGGCGGATCCTGCTGGCGGACAACAAGACGAACGACCTGGCTGGGTATGACCAGGAGGCGCTGGCGCGGGTGCTGGAAGCGGCGCGCGTGGCGGACGCGGAGCTGACCGGTACAGGCTGGACGCCCGGGGGCTACGAGGCGCTGATCGCGCAGCTGGGCGACGCGGTGCTGGGCGGTGGGGGCGCGGCGGGTGCTACCGGCGCTGAGAATGGCCCCGAGATTGCTGGGGGGGACTCTCCCAGAGGAGACGGACGATGCCCTTTCTGCGGTGGACCGGGCCGAGGAACTGCAAGCGAAGTGGCAGACCGCGGCCGGGCAGATGTGGCGGATTCCGAGCCTGGAACTGCCAGGCCGTGAGCATCGCATCTTGTGCGGGGATTCCTGCAGTCTTGAGAACATCGCCCGGCTGTTAGGTGGGGCGCAACCGGCGCTGATGGCGACCGACCCGCCCTACGGGGTGAAGTACGACAGCAGCTGGCGCGCGGAGTATTCCTCTGGGGAGTACAGCGTAGGCGCGATCGCGAACGACGATCGAGCCGACTGGACCGAGGTCTGGGAGCGCTGGGGCGTGCCCGTGCTCTACGTATGGCACGGCGGGCTCCACGCGGATGTCGTCTCAGCCAGCCTAAAGGCGGCCGGGTATGAGATCCGCAGCCAGATCATCTGGAACAAGGCTGTGATGGTGTTCGGCCGCGGCGCCTACCACTGGAAGCATGAGCCCTGCTGGTACGCGGTGAAGAAGGGCCGCAACGCCAACTGGCAGGGCGACCGGAAGCAGACCACGGTGTGGGACTGCGGCAATGGCAGCGGCGCGGGACGCACGGGGGATGACGCGGACGACTTCCACGCCGCGCATATCAGCCAGAAGCCTGTTGAGTTGTTCCGGCGCCCGATCGTGAACCACACGGAGCGCGGCGACGTAGTGGCGGAACCGTTCAGCGGGTCTGGTTCGCAACTGGTGGCTGCCGAGCAGCTGGGTCGCATTTGCCTGGCGATGGAGTTGGAACCAAAGTTTGTGGCTGTTGCGCTAGAGCGCATGGCTGCGCTGGGATGCCAGCCGAGGCTGGCTGAGTGACAATGTGGCTCTGGAATGGGAACGGCAGCCGGCGGAGACCTCGAGGGCGTACGCGGCGTTTGTGGTCTACCGGGACCTGGGGCCTGGGCGATCGCTTGCTGTAGCGTATGGGGTGTGGCGGCGCGCGCAGGGCGCGACGGGTGATGCAGCCAAGGCGGCCGGCTTCTGGCAGGAATGGAGCAGCGCACACCACTGGGTTGCCCGGGCCGCAGCGTATGACGCGCACCTGGACGCAGAGCGGCGTGGGCTGCGGGAGAAACTGGCGCTGGAGCTAGAGCAGCGGCGGTTTGAATACGAGCTGCGCAACCAGGAGCGGCTGGAGCAGCGGGTGGCGAAGATCGAGGCTCTACTGGACAAGGCGGACAAGCACCCACTGACTGATGTGGTGCAGGAAAAGGCGGAGCCGGGCGCGGATGGCCGGATCGCGTCGATCAAAACGAAGATCAAGGGCCTGGGTGCGCTGAGCGGCTACGCGCGGCTGGCGAAGGAAGCGAACGACACCGCGGCGCAAGCCATCACGGGCGTGCGGCCGCCGACGGCGACGCCGCAGGCGGAAGCGGAGGCCGGGGCGAAGGGGAACAGGCAGGGCGGCGAGTTCGTGTGGGTGCCTCCACCGGATCCGGAAGCGGCAAAGTGCGACGAGAAGTAGTGTACGGACCGCTGCCCAGCCAGGCGCGGTTCCACCGGCTGACAGGGCGCTTCCGCGGCTTCAGTGGGCCGGTGGGCAGCGGCAAGACCGCGGCGTTCGTGCAGCAGGCCCTGCGGCTGGCGTACACGAACGCGGGCACGCTGGGGCTGATTGGCGCGGCGACCTACCGGATGCTGGCCGACGTGACACGTCGGGCCTTCCTGGAGGCATGCGAGGCGAACGGGATCCCGTACAGCTTCGAGAAGGCCGGCAACCTGGTGCGGCTGGCTGAGCCTTCCGCTGAGATCATCTTCCGTAGCCTGGACCAGCCCGAACGGCTGGTGGGCACGAACCTGGCGTGGTTCGGATGCGATGAGCTGACCTATTCGAAGGAGGATGCCTGGCGGCGTCTGGAAGCCCGGCTGCGCGAACCGCGGGCGCGTGAGCTGTGCGGGTTCGCCGTATGGACGCCGAAGGGTTTCGACTGGGTTTACAACCGCTTTGTGGGGCCGGAGCGGGTGGCTGGGTATGAGGCTATCTTCGCCAGACCGGGCGAGAACAAGCACCTGCCGGCGGACTTCTACGACCGGCTGAAAGCCAGCTACGACGAGCGATTCTACCGGCAGGAAGTGCTGGGGGAGTACCTGCCGCAGTTCGCCGGCCAGGTGTACTACACCTTCGACCGCAGAGCGAACGTGCGGCCGCTGGAATTCGATCCGCAGCTGCCGTTGTACTGGGCGCTGGACTTCAACATCGACCCGATGTGCAGCGTGCTGGCGCAGGTGCGCGATGTGACGACGCGCGAGGAGATGCTGCTGGGGCGGCGGGTGACTGAGATCCACGTGATCGACGAGCTGGTGCTGCCGGACGCGCGGACAGAGACCGCTTGCAAGGCACTGTGGGACCGCATCCAGCAGGTGCAGCTATTGCAGCGCGGGCTGCGGGCGATTCGGGTATACGGTGACGCCAGCGGGGCAGCGCGGCGCACCAGTTCCCTGAAGAGCGACTGGCAAATTGTGAAGGACTTCCTGCGGCGCGATACGCCACTGGAGGCCACTTTCCGGATTCCGCCGGCGAACCCGCCGGTGCGCGAGAGGGTGACGGAAGTCTGCAGCGCGCTGCAGGCGGCCGATGGCAGGCGGCGGCTGCTGGTGGATCCGCGATGCAGGGAGCTGATCGCGGACCTGGAGCAGGTGGCGTGGAAGCGGGACGCAGCAGGGAACGCCCTGCCGGAAATTGCGAAGACGGATCCGCGGCGCACGCACATCAGCGACGCATTGGGGTACTTGGTATGGCGCGAGAGGGCAAGACAATCGGGGCCGCAGGGGGATGTGCTGCTGTAGTGCCGTGGTCAGGGCCGCAGTTGGTGCGGGGGCGTCGATTGCCCAGCGACCACCCGCTGCGCGAGCAGCTGGCCGCTGGTGGCGCGTGCTGGATGCCGGATGTGCTGCGGACGATGGCGCGCGTCCGATGCACGTCGTGTCACGGCAGTGGTTCAGTCAGCACGCATCATGGCCAACTGCGGCCCTGCTGCTGTGTGTACCGTAAGGTCTTCAGGGACTGCTTGGTCGAGTACCGGCGCCTGCAGATGGATAGCCACAGCGAGGAAGAGGCGGTGCAGCTGTACCGTGCGACGGCGGCCACGGCAGCGCGACCCTCGCGTGGATGGCATCGCCCAAAACAAAACTGGGCGGCCGACTTTGTGCTGTTGGGCAAGCGAGCTGTGACAACGGAGCAGTGGCTGATGCTGTGGCGCGTGGGCGTTCTGGGCCAGGATCCCTTGCGGGCAGCCGCCAGCATCGGAATCCCAGCGGGTGCGCGCAGGCACGTGTATTATCGCGCGCAGGCACTGGCCGGCCAAGCATACGCTGAGACGCGGCCTTATGGCATCTGGCCCGTCTCGGCGTACTACGCCACCAGCAATCAGCTGGAGCACGACACGGGAGAGGCATATCGACCATGGCGAATGGCGGCGTAACCCTCCAGGCCGTAGCGCAGGCGGTGGCGGGGCACCACGAGCGCATAGTGGTCCTGGAGCGCGATGTGCAAGCGTGCCCCGTCCGCAAGCATGGAGAGGCGATTGCGGCACAGATGGCCACGTTGGACGCGATCGCTACCCGGCTGGTGATGACGGAAGCGAAGGTGACCAGCCTGCGGAACTGGCTGCTGGGAGTGCTCACGAGCAGCGTGGGCAGCCTATTGATTCTCTTATGGCAGACGGTTGGGAAGTAGAAATGACAGTCGCGCAGTTGGAGCAAAAGCACCCGGATTGGGCGGAGCTGCGCGAGTTTTGGTCGCTGGTGGACCTGCTGTACCGCGGCGGGAAGGCCCTGGTGGATAACGCTGCCCGATTCCTCGATCGGCGGCCGGCGGAGGCAGACCGGGTGTACCAGCAGCGCTGCGCCGGGGCGACGTACCAGAACATTTTGGGGGCTGGCCTCGGCTGGTACGAAGCCCGGCTGTTCACCGAAGAGCCCCAGTTCTACCTCCGTCGGGATGGCGTAGCGGTGCAGGACACCTTTGTGTCTGCGTTCCTGGCGAACTGCGATCGCAGCGGTCGCAAGCTGGCCACCGTGATGGCGCAGTGGTGGCTGCTGGCGGTGCGCGATGGGGCAGCGTATGCCCTGATCGATCTACCGAGCAGTAGTCTTGCCAAGACCTTTCGCGCGCAGAAGGCTGCGGGCGCGCTGGATCCGTACCTGGTGACCTGGGAGGCCAGCCAGGTGACGAACTGGGAGACGGACGCCCACGGCAACTACGAGTGGCTGGTGGCGACGACGGACTTCGCCACGGGCGGCTTCGGCGCGAAGCGCCAGGCGATGCGTCGCTGGTATGTATTCGATCGCGCCGAGTTCAAGGTGTATGAGGCCGAGGCGGAGGCAAGCGCGGGGGAAGCCACGCGCACGGCTACCCTGGTTGGCGCGGGCCGCCACGCGCTGGCCGACCAACGGCGGGTACCGGTGCACCGCATCGCCCCGCCCTTCCACTTGTGGCTGGGCAACCGGGTGTTTCCGCAGGTGCGTGACCACTTCAACGCGGACAACGGACTGAAGTGGGCGTTGCTGATGGCCAACCTGGCAGTGCCGGTGGTGACGGGCGAGTTCGCCGAAAACCCGCAGATCAGCGAGACGGGCTACATCAAGCTGGAGCAGGGCGGGACATTCGGCTGGTCAGAGCCGACCGGTAGCAGCTTTGCGCACAGCGCGCAGCGTGTTGCCAGCTTGCGCGAGGAGATCTACCGGCAGATGTATTTGCAGGCGCAGGGGCGCGATTCGAGTGCGCAGGCCTCAGCGAATAGCGGGTACTCGAAAGAGCTGGATATGGCTTCCAGCCAGGACGTGCTGAACGGCTACGGCGAGATGCTGCGCACAGCGGCGGGAGCGGTGCTGGCGGACGTGCTGGCGGTGCGCGGGAAGACAGACCTGGAGGTGAGCGTCCAGGGCTTGCAGTTCGACGCCGGCGACGAGCGGCGCGGCATCGACACGGCGCAGGCGGCGCTGGAGTTGGGGATACCGTCAGCCACCTTCGAGAAGGTGGCGCTGAAGCGGATCGCCCGCGAATACGTGGGCAAGGCAGACCCGGACACGCTGGCGGCGATCGACGCGGAGATTGACGCTGCGCCTACCCGGGCGCAGATGGAAGAGGCGCAGCGGGAGCGCCGGGCGGCGCTATTCGGCGGCCGCCTGGCGACGGAATTGGGCGAGGGTGAGGAGGAGTAGCGGATGTTCATCAAGCCATGGGAGCGCGCGCTGCGCGACGGCGAACCGCAGGGCGGCGGCGGGGGCGGGGCCTTCGACCCGGCAAAGTTCAAGAGCGAGCTGCTGGCGGAGGTGAGCGGGCTGTTGAAGGTGAGCCTGGCAGACTTGGCGAAGCAGCTGAAACCCCCGGAGCCCAAGCCGGACGGAAAGCCACCGGAGCCCAAGCCGGACGGAAAAGACGAGGGCGGCAAGCCCGCGGACCCGGCCCTGGCGGCGATGCAGGCGCAGATGCGCGAGATGCAATCGAAGCTGGAGGCGGCGGAAAAGCAGCGGCAGGATGCGATTACGGCGTCGGAGCAGCGGGAGCGCACTTCGGCGATCCGCGCAAAGCTGGGCGACTTCCAGTTTGCCAGTGACGCGGCGCGCGAAAGCGCCCTGCGCATCCTGGATGGGGACATCGTGCGCGGCGAGGACGGCAACCTCTACGGGCCGGACAAGACCACGCCTTTCGATAAGCACATCGCCAAGGCGCTGGAGGAAACCCACGATTATTTGCTGAAGCCCAAGGATGTGGGCGGCAGCGGCGCACACAATGCGGGCGGCAAGCGCACGCCGCCCGTCGACCTGAACGACATCAAGCCAGGCATGAGCGCCGAGGATCGGCAGCGGGTGCTGGCGGAGATCGCGCAGGTGGGCCGCTAGTCGCGGCACCTGCACGGACTGACTGCAAGTGAACGAAGGAGAATCGAATGCCTGCAATTACCTCGGCCAACCTGGCCAATGCGATCGTGAAGCTGGTGGCCGCGGATGCGCTGCCGGCCCTGATGGGGAACCTGGTGATGGGAAACCTGGTGAACCGAAACTTTGAGGCCTCGCTAGCCAGCGCGGGCGACACCATCAACGTGCCGATTCCCCCGGTGATGATCGCGAACAACCTGGCGGAAGCGGGCACGGTGCAGACGCAGAACCCCAACGCGGGCAATGCCCAGATCGTGCTGAACGCCCATGTGGAGGCTAGCTTCCAGATTCCCGATGTGACTAAGGTGCTGGCCGTGCCGGACCTGATGGCGCTGTACATGCAGCCCGCGCTGGTGGCGATCGCGGAGCGGATCGAGGGCGATCTGCTGGGGCTGTACACGGGCTTCACCGCGAACGCCGTGGTGGGCACGGGGGGCAGCGCGATCACCGAGGCAGTGGTGGACCTGGCCGAAACCCGGCTGTTCGAGGCCAAGGTGCCGCCGATGGCGCCGAAGTACCTGGTGGTGGACTCCGGCGCCTACAGCACGCTGCGTCAGATCCCCCGCTTCAGTGAGCACAACACCTCCGGCGAGGCTGGCGTGCAAGCGCTGATCCAAGGAAGCGTGGGACGCATCAAGGACTTCTTCGTATTCCGTTCGCAGTTTGTGAAGAAGACGGGCGTCAGCCCTCTGACCACCCAGAACGTGGCCTTCCACCGCGACGCATTGGGTCTGGTGATTCGGCGGCTGCCGCAGCCTCTGCCTGGAACGGGGGCGATTGCTGAGTACGCAGAAATGGGCAACTTCGGCATGCGGGTGGTGATGAGCTACCAGCCGAACACGCTGGCGCAACAGTTCACGGTGGACGTGCTGTATGGCGTGGGCGTGCTGCGGAACGGTTTTGGCGTGCAGGTGCGCAGCTAGTCTAGCGCGGGGAAACTTGACACACGGCGGCCGCCGTGGCGGCCGCCATAGCGAAAGGCGATTATGCGACGCACGATGCACGAATACTGGGCGGATGTCCGCGCGCAGCGGGAGGCGATCACGGAACCCTACGTGTTCGTGGCGACGCTGCCCGCGCGCCACGGCGCGGCGGGTGGGGTGTTGGTGGAGGTGGCGCGCGAGGACGCGGCCAAACTGCTGGTGGACAAAACGCACCGCTTGGCGACGCCGGATGAGGTGGCCAAGTACCGCGCGGAAGAAGAGGCGATGCGGCAGGCCAACCTGCGCCAGGAGCGAGAGCGGCGCATGCTGGTGATGCTGCAGCCAGAGGCACAACCGGCGGTGACGCCGAAGGCGAAGGGGGAAAAGTAGAAGATGACTCCAATTGCATTGGGTGTGACATTTGCCGCCGCGGGCCTGTTCGCGGCAACGGTGACGGGGGTGGCGCTGCCGGGCAGCGGATCTCCCGTGAAGATCACGTGCAGCGGCGGGCACCGGTTGTCCACGGGGAACCGGGTGGTAGTGAGTGGAACCACCGGGGTGACCGGACTAAATGCCAGCTGGCGGGTGACGGTACTGAACAGCACAGAGTTCACCTTGGACGGCAGTACCGCGCTCACTGGCACGCCGGCGGGATCGCCCGCGATCGCGCTGGAAGCCACGGATATCAGCGACGTGGCGCACAGCCAGCCAGTGCTGATGGTGCGCTGCGAGGGCCTGACGGCAGAGAAAAAGTGTGTCATCGCAGTGGAGGACACCGTGGACGACTTCAGCGCCACCCTGAT